ATGGTCGCGCAATACTCCCATTTGCAATTTTTCCGGCACACGCCCAAAACCGTCCTGGGACGTTATTTGCAGGAAAAGCACGGCGTCTTAAAGGACATCGCCTTCGACAAGCTTGCCGAAAAGGACGCGGAGCCTATTTTTGAAGCCGTGACCGCGCTACCGGGGGAGAAGCAAGCGCAGATCGAAGCGGAATGCCAGGACATCGATGCGATGGCCTGCCAGGGTGGGGTGAAGGCGCTGTGTGACGAAGCGCACTTCCACCAGGACGAGGCGTTCCCAGAGGCTATATCGAAGGTTGACGGGGTGCATGGCGCCGTCATGTGGGCATTCCTGGAGCATCCGAGGTACTGGACGGGTGCGATGCTATTCCTGCAGGCGGACAACATATCGGAGTCGCTCTGGAAGAAGCGCAACGATCTGCCGCATTTGACGCCACATGTGGATGAGGAGCACATACAGCAGTTCGCCGAGGCGATCGGCGATTATTTCCACAAGAAGGAAGGCCGAGGGCGGAACTGCAAAGTAGAAGTCTTCCGTCGGCACGAGAAGGAGTATTTCTTCGCCTACCCCGAGGACTACGCGCACGCTGGCATGGAGTGGGTGCGTAACGATCTGTCACCCCGCGCTCGGCATCCGGCGTTCGAGATTATTTTCGTCTATTCGAAGGCCGAGGGTTCGCTCGACATTCATGCGCGGGGCAACACCGCGGCGGTGCCGTATCTGCAGCAGATTTTCGCGGAGATCATTCTCGGGTTCGACGATCTGGACGAGTTCGCCGGGGACAAGCGTGTCTATGCCCTTGATGGGCTGGCAAACCGCAATTTCGCATTCAAGTACCCAGAGGATTGCGGCATTGAATCGGTGGCGGTGCGCTTGCTGCGGCTGAGCCTTATGAGCGGTAAGAAGCGCCGCGTGACAGTGGAGGCGGACCCGGCAAACGATGTGAAGGCGGTTTATGACTTACTTGAAAAGATCAATGTCCCACCGCACCACGTCACGCAGGCGGTTATCAAGGTCACTTTCGCGCCGACGCCAGGCACACGCGGACGCGTAAGGACTTTCCGGATCAGCTATCCCAATTGGTGCGCACTCCGGCACGACGGACGCGACCTGGTTATCCGCAAAATGCTGGGCGATTCGGGCATCGAGTTAATGCATCCGATGGCGGATGAGGAGCCCGCGCTCGCATGACGCTCGATGACGTTCTGCAGGAAATTGTCGAGCAGCTCGGCTCCAGTGGCGATACGCCCGTCGCCTGGGAGCAGGTGCGGGATTGGCCGGAAGGAGCGCTAAAAGTATTCGAGAAAGCGCGATGGCTCAAGCCCACTGTTGCAGCATCGAGCGTGGAATGCCCGGGCTGCGAGGACAACTGCTTTATGCCCGTGCATGTGCTACCGGCCCACAAAGGCCAGCGAGCGCGCGCCTATGTGGCGTGCGATCAACGCGGCGACATGGGGCGTGTGAGGATACCGATGCCGCATCTGCGCCAATGGCAAATCGACGATGCCGAACTTGCGCGCTGGGTAAGCGGCGCATTGACACTGAAAGGTAAGCCGCGGCGGCAGAGCACAGGGCGCGCCTACATGCTCGGAACGCTGCAGGGCCAGCGACAGCGCGCCTTGCTTGAATTGCACATTGCTGACGGCGTGAGTCTGAAGGCATCGGGGCATTCGCTCCCGTTGCTCGAAGTCGTGAACTGCGAGCGAGGGGCGCCGGGTATCGATCGCGATATGGTGCTGGCGCTGGTGGACTGGGTGCCTGGCTCGAAGAGTCAAGCTTCGACAGTTGGTCGGCGTGGGGATAAGTCCGCGCAGAAAACAGACGCCGAGGTCGGCTCTGCTGAATGGCGGAAGCAGGTTGCTTTGAGTGCCGCCAATGCAAGGCACGGCAAGCCTGGCGGCAGTCGTGACAAGCAGGAACAGATTCGCAGGATCTGGGCAAGCGGGAAGTATTCCTCGCGAGACATTTGCGCCGAGCAGGAAGCGGCGGCACTGGGAATGTCATTCAAGACCGCGCGCAACGCGCTGGTCGGTACGCCAGATCCCAAGAAGGGTTGACCTCCCCGCTGCTTAGCATCGGGTACCCTGTGCTAAGCACAGGGCATTCGCAGCGCGAAGCTGTGCCATAAGAATACGCACCATGTTCAACACACCGATCGAGGTGAGACATGGTGCAAGCGAAGTTCGCAAAGGCCGCCCCTAGTCAGGGTTCGGGCCTCCTTTCCGGAGTCCATTCTCAAGTCGTAACGCTCGTAGGACCGTACCGCGCTGGCCTGCGCGGCGAGCTGGTGCGCGTCTCGATCGGGCGCGGCGTCGAGCATTTCTAGTGCAGACGATGAGCCCTCATGGTCTGCCTGATCCCCATGAATTCGAGCAGAGCGAGTCGGACGCTTCGGGTGTTCAACCCGCGGCGTGCAAAGAGCCGCACCTTGCGCTTAGCGCATTCGCCCGAGGGCTTTGCTTCTCTTGGTGTCCTCTTCCGGGGTGTTACGCGCTCTGCGCTGCTGTGCCGCCCGCAGCCCCCGGCGAGGACGGCACAGCAGCGCAGCAACCGATTTCTGCGCCCGCGCACGGCACGCGGGATTGACGCATCAACGCCGACAAGGAGAGTTCCATGATTCGCATTGAAATAGTAAGTACCGAAGTAGACGAGAAGTCCGGCAACAAGAACGGCAAAGACTGGCGCATCCGCGAGCAGGAGGCCTACGCACACCTGATCGGCCAGGACGGGAAGCCGGGGAAGTACCCGGTGGCCTGCTCGATCCAGCTCGACAAGGACGCGCCGGCCTATCAGCCGGGGTTCTACACGCTCGATCCGCGCTCGCTGTACGTGGGCGATTTCCGGCGTCTTGAGCTGGGGCGGCTGCGCCTGACGCCTGATGGCGGCGCTGCCCGCAAGGCGGCCTGAAGTGTTTTCCCCCCGTTCAGTAATACGGGGGGAAACCTCTTCGGTTTCCCTTCCCGTATGTATTGACTACCTCTCTTTCACCGTGCCCGGAGGCGACGTTGGAGAAATCGTTCTGGAAGCGCAAGCCTTTCTCGGAGTGCCCGACGTGGAGGATCGCGGGCGAGGAATGCACGGTTATAGCGCAAGCGTCGATCTCGGCGGCTACGGCGTCGTTGCCTATGGAGGTGAGGCTCAGCGGGGGACGGTTTTTGTATCAATCACTGGCGAAGGGTGTCGCCGAATTGCGGATCTCGGTCGAGTGCGAGCCTGGGCCGAGTCTCTTGGGGCTCGTATTACGCGGCTGGACATCGCCGCCGACGACTTTGACTCCGTGGCTGTGGACATTCCCAGAGCAATCACGGCGTGGCGCGACGGCCTCTTTAAGATGGGTGGCCGGCCACCGAAGGCTCGTTGCATTGACGATTTCGGAAGCGGCGAAGGTCGCACGCTGTACGTTGGTAGTCGGCAAGGTGGGAAGCTGTGCCGCGTGTACGAGAAAGGCAAGCAGCTAGGCGACACCGAGTCCGCCTGGACCCGCGCCGAAGTGGAGTTGCACGCCAAGGATCGCGTCATCCCCTGGGAAGCGGTCACTGAACCCACGAGGTTCCTTGCCGGCAGCTTCCCGTATTTCGCATTCCTGTCGCTCGTTGCCGAGCGCATCCGCACGATCAAGAAAGCGACGGCGATCACGATCGAAGCGGTCGCGCGCTGGGTGAAGCTCGCCGCGGGCAAGAGCATCAACGTGCTGCTGCAGCATTTCGAGGGCGATCTTGGCGATCTGGTGTTCTCGGTGCGCCGCGATGGCATTCCCCGGCGCCTGAAAGGCTGGTGGGGTGCCGAAGAGCGGCTGAAGGGGGACAAATGATGAAGCGAGCCAGGCCCGGGCTGCGTTCCCGGCTCCGCGTGGCCTTGTCGGCCTGGCTCGCGGGGGTGTTGCTTTGCATCTCGGGGCTGGCGTTTGCTGACACTTGGACTTATACGGACGGCGCTTTTCAGTTCGCGGACAACTCCGGCAATTGTTTCTCGACGGAGGTCCTGTACCAGCAAAGCGTCTTGACGAATTTTCCACCGGCGTTCGGGTGGAAGGGCGCGCCGGGTTTTCTTCCCGCGGGATGCACGTACAACAGTGCGGGCGTGATCACCGGGCTGACGTTCGAGCTGTTCGACACCAAATCGGGCACGCGATTCGGTCGCCAAACCTACGGCGTTACGTTGATTTCGGACGTACCGGACCAGTTGGGGACGCTGTTTTCCGTAACGGACTTTGGCTTCGTGTTCGCGACGGTGTTTGTGTCCTCGCTGTCGCTGTATTTCCTCGCCTACGGGATCGGCCTGGTACTGGCCGCGCTGAAATCATGAGCGCGGTTCAGTGGTGGGACCTGTTCGCGGCGATTTGGGCGTTGTTTTGCGCCTGGCTGGTGGTGAAGGGTTTGAAGTTGTAGGGCGCGGCGTGGGGCCGCGCGGCGCGAGGGCGCTTTCCCTCTGGTTCGTTATCGGGAGACTGTCATGGTCAAACTTTATCAAACCTGGTTGGTGGGTCTGTTCGCGATGCTGTGCGCGCTCTCGGCGCAAGCAACGTCGCCGTTCGATCCGCTCACCACGGCGGTTTCGTTCACGGACGTATCCGCCGCGCTCTTTGTGGTCGCAGCCGCCATCGTCGGCGTGCTGGTGATCATCAAGGGCATCAAGTGGATTTACCGGATGCTCGGGCGCTAGCCCGCGCAATCGGCGTTGTGCGCGGCTAGGAGTTGTCCGGACGGTTCCTAGCCGTCTTTCTCCTCGGAGGTTGCGATGTTTTCTGCTTTGGTGGGTGGTATCTCGTTTATCGATGTTGCGGCGGCGCTGATTTCAGTCGGTGCGTCGATCCTTGGCGTAGTCGGGATTTACCGCGGATTGTTCTGGATCATGGAAATGCTGGGCTATTCCTGGGACAGCCAGGACATGTCTTGGTATCGGGAAGGGGCAACGGGTTTCGGTCCCGATGGCGATATGTCACGTGCTGAATATGACGAGGTGTATCCGGTTGATCCGTCTGATCCGGACGATTGGCGAAACTACGATTGGACCGACGAAAACGATCCACAGCGGCATTTTCATTAAGGGGTTGGCATGTTGCGTCTTCTGCTCGGTGTGGTGTGGTCCTGGTTGGTCCTGAGTGGACTGCCGGTAGGTGCGGCGGTCACTACGCCTTCGACGGTTTATCTCTCGACGTGCGGGACGGGTTCGCAGACGTTTGGGACGCCCGGTGCGGCGGCGGCCGCGTGTGCGGCGTTGTCTCAGGGCTCGCCGTGCACGTCGGACCCTTATGCACCTGACGGATTCGCGAAATATCAGATTGAATCGATCAGTTCGTCGCCGCCTGGTTTTTACGGCAACTGTCCGAAGGCGGACGGTACCGGCTACTGGATCGCGCAGCACACTTGGTCCTCTGTGTACGTGTACGCGAGCGGTACGGGGTGCGCTCAAGGCTTCACGCTTTATCACGGCATGTGTACGGATGCGGTTGCGCCGGGCGGCAGTGCGCAGCCCAAGGGGACCGCGACGATTGATATTGCAGTTCCGTATGCGCCGAATCCTACCTCTCCGCCTCAGAAGATCTGCGTTGACGGCGTGGGCTATACGCCGCAGTCGGGGAACAATCAATGCGCGCTCGATGGAGTGCAACAGTGGTGCTTATCCGCAACGAATGACGGGAGCACGTGCACGGCGGGCTCCGGTGGATATATAGGGGCGGTTACCGCGTCGAACGGCTTGCCGGTGCAGGCGGATACGACCTGCAGCGGTAACGAGATCGTGAACACTTCGACCGGGGTGAGTACCTGCATGGGTGCCTCGGCAACGCAGCCGATAAAAACGGTTTCGACAACCGTCGATCCGACAACGGGCAACGTATCGCAATCGGTGGCGATCAATAACGGGTCGGGGAATACGAGCGGCGGTCAGACTCAAGTGACTACGCCGGGCGGCGTCATAACTACGGTTGCGGGCGGGGCGGCCGCGGGTGGCTCCTCTGGTGGCGGGGGTAGCGGCGGCTCAACGTCGGTCACGAATTTTCCGTCGGACTATGCGCGGGCTGGGGAGGCTGCGAGCGCAGCAAGTTCCATCAATTCGACACTCGGCGGGAAATTGGATACCGGGAATTCCAAGCTCGGGGACATCAAGACCGCATTGACCGATACCAGTACGACGGCGCCGACTGATCCGACTGTCAGGCCATCGTCGGACATCTCGGACCTGATGCCGGACAGCACATTTTCGGGCTTAAAGACCTGGACGCTGCCTAGCCGAACTGTGAGCTGCCCGGCGCCGAGTTTCACGCTCTGGAGCCATACGTACACGATAGACGGGCATTGCACGCTGTGGGCGAGCGTGGGCAGCTCGGTGGCGGCGATCATGCTACTCGTGTGGACGATCGGCGCCATGCTGATCGTGTTGGGGGCCTGACATGCTGAATCTCCTCTATCTGGCGGCGGCCTGGCTGATTCGCGAGGTCGTCATCAAAGCGATGATCATCGCAGCGCTCTTCTGGGCGATGACGTATCTGATGCCGATGGTGATTTCCTACGTGTCGCCGTGGATCGGCGTTTCGTCTCTCAATTCGTTCTTCGCCGCAGTGCCCGATGGCCTTTACTGGATGTTCTACGCGCTGCGCTTCGATTTCGGGATTCCGCTGATTCTGTCGGCGTCGATCACGAAATTCCTGATTCGCCGCATTCCGCTGATTGGCTGACATGGCAGTCACCGGCTATTTCGGAACCCCAGGCTCGGGCAAGACCTACGAGGTCGTGAGCGAAGTCATCCTGACGGCGCTTCGCACCGGGCGCAGGGTGGTGGCGAACATCGCCGGGCTGCATTACGAGGAAATGCGGGCGTATTTGCTGGTCGATGAGCATCTGCCGGAGAAGCAAATCGGCTCGCTCCTGCTCGTGTCGAACGCCGAGATCAAGGCGGTGGATTTCTGGCCGGCGTCGCAAGTTGCTCCAGCGCAGCATGAGACAAGCGGCGCGGAGGCTGCCGCGGCGGCGGCGTCCTCGGCCTGCGTCGGGCGCGTGGTCCAGGGCGGGGACCTGGTGATCCTGGATGAGTGCTGGCGCTTTTTCGGACCGGGTCAACAGGTCACGCCGGATTGCTTCGCGTTCCTGCGCGAGCATCGGCATTTCGTCAATGCGGCCGGCGTGAGCTGCGACGTGGTGTTGATTTCCCAGTCGATCCAGGACCTGGACCGCAAGGTGCGCGTCACGATGGAAAAGCATTTCGTGATGGAAAAGTTGAAGCGCCTCGGTCTTGCGAAGAAGTACACCGTTGACGTGCATAACGGATACCGCATCAGCAAGCGCGCCATGCTGCGGCTCATCCGGACCTATAACAAGAAGTTCTATCCGTTCTATTCGTCCTACGCAGGCAAGGGCGGCGACGAAAGAGAAGTGGATAAGCGCGTGAACGTGTTGCGCAACCCTTGGCTTATCGCGGGTCTGATCGCAGGGCCGCTGCTGCTCATTTTCGGAGGATGGAATGTCTACAAGATTTTCTCGCGGCGCAGTTTTGCGGCTGATCCTGTGGCTGCGGCTAGCAACGATGGCGTTAGAGCTGGCTCTGTTGCTGCTGGTGGCTTGGGTGGGAGTGGTAGTGCTGCACCTCCTGCCGGTGGTGTGGCACCTGTAGCGCGCGGGCCCGGTGATGCGGGCCAGGGCGCGGGGTGGCGTGTGGTCGGCGTCTATAGCCTTGGCGGCGGCAGTCCGATTTTTCTTCTGAGCGACGGCAGTCATACGCGGTTTGTGTATGCGGATGGGTCTTTCCGTCTCACTCGGTGGAATTGGGAGATTATCGTTGATGGAAAAGTCGTTACGAGTTTTGCGGGTGCTGTGGGCGGCGTTGGCGATCGGCCTGGCTTCCTCGGCGCAGGCGCAGCTAAATGATCTTCGCTTTGATCGGGTCGAGGTCTACGATCTGGCGCGGGTGGTGCTGGGCGAGATCCTGAAGCGACCCTTCGTGGTCGATCCGGGGCTGCTCACGTCGGGGCATTCGACATCAGTTGACCTGGTGGGCGGCAGCCGTGAGCAAGTCGAAGGCCTGCTCGTCGAAGTCTTACGCCAGGCCGGCTACGGGCTGCGCGAGGTGGGCGGCGTGTGGACCGTCGAAAAGCTGCGCGATGCGCGCATAGGTCAAAAGGTCTGGAGCTATCGCCCGAAATATCGGGCGGTGTCCTACCTTGAAAACGGAGTGCGCGCGTTCGCGTTTCGGGGGCGCTTCGCCGGGATTACGTCCGTTGCGGGCCCCGCGGTCTCGCAGGCGCCAGGCGGTGCAGCTCTCGGACCGAACCAGACGGTGTCCGGTGGATCGGCGGCGTTGTCAGGGCCAGCGCAGACAACGCAAATCACGCCAGGCGGCGGGATCGCGGCGGGGTCCGCCGACGTGCTGATCTATCAGGGGCCGGACGACGAGTTGGCGATGGTGCAGGAGCTGGTAAACGCGCTCGATGTGGCGCCGGTCGATGTGGTTATTCGTGCGACGGTGTTCGAAGTGCAGACGGCGAAGAGCGATTCGAGCGCCGTGTCGCTCGCGCTGGGGCTTTTGGGCGGGCATTTTTCCGCGAGCGTCGGCGCCATCTCGGGAACGCCAACGATCGCGCTCAAAGCCGGCGGCTTCGATGCGGCGGTCGCCTTCCTTGCGCAGGACTCCCGCTTCAAGCTCGTCTCCACGCCGTCGCTGCGGATCACCTCGGGCGAGTCGGGGCGCGTGACGGTGGGGGCGGACGTGCCGGTCCTGGGTGCGGTGACAGTGCCGGCGAATGGCGCCGCACCCGTCCAGTCCGTCAATTACCAGGCCTCGGGGGTGTCGCTCGATGTACATCCCGTGGTGCTCGGATCGCTCGTGAAGCTCACGCTCACGCAGGAAGTCTCAAATTTCACCGCGACCGATAACGGGGTGAACAACTCGCCAACACTGCTTAAGCGCTCGCTGCGGTCAGTAATCTCGCTCTCAGGCGATGAGGCGGTGGTACTGGGCGGGCTCGACGAAACCTCGCGCACGGGTGCAAAGAGCGCGTTCTCGTTCCTGCCGGCGTGGCCCTGGTCGTCCTCTTCGAGCGAGACGCGCACGGAACTCGTGCTGATGTTGCAGGCCGAGGTGATGCGGTAGGCGCGCCGCCAATTGGAGATGAGGAGTGCAAATTGCTGAATCAAAGGGACGGTGCGCACGGGCCGACGAAAGAACCGCAGATTGCGGTCGGCCCTCCGGCGCCCAACAAGCCCGCTGGGGTGGCCAATGAACGACTTGCATACTCGCTCGCCGAGACGGCTGAAAAGTTGGGCGGGATCTCCGTTCGCACCGTCCAGCGCCTGGTGGCGACTGGAGTTCTGCCAGCGCTTCATGTCTTTCGGCGCATTCTTATTCCTGCCGAGGCGTTGCATGCGTTTGTGGCAGATGGCGCGCATCTGGTGGATAATCACCAGTGCGCGGAGTCGGTAGCGTGGAAGGAGTCTGAACCATGCCATACCGACGAAAGGACTCGCCATATTGGTGGGTCAAATACACCGACGCAAGCGGCAAGCGAACTGACCGGTCTACTCGTACAACTGACCAAAGGGAAGCGAAAGCCCTCGAAGCCAAATGGAGGCTTGAGGCGTATCAAATGAAGCAATGGGGTGTCGAACCTGAACACTCCTTTGACGAATTGCTGGTGCGCTACATCAAGGCTATTTGGGACGAGGTCCGCAGCCCGGAGCGAATGGGGTGCGCAGTTAAGCGGCTGAAACCGTTTTTCACGGGGAAGATACTGGAGCGGCTACGCCGTTCCGATGTTTCCGCCTATATCGAAAAGCGGAAAGCCGATGGGGTTGGACCGGCAACGATCAACCGGGAGCTGGATTTACTCTCGGCGGCAATCAACTATGCGCGAAAGCGCTGGGAGTGGGACATACAAAACCCGGTTTCGGGAATGTCCTGCAAGTTGCCAGAAGGCCGTTTGCGTTGGATCAGTCGTGCCGAGGCTGACGTGCTGATACGGGAAGCGGAGAAGGAACCGAAGTCGCCGCACTTGGCGGATTTCATCCGGCTGGCGCTCAATACCGGGTGCCGGAAGAATGAAATGCTGAAACTCTCTTGGGATCGGGTCGATCTGAAAGCGAACGTCCTGCGCCTGGAGGGCATACACACCAAGAGCGGCAAGCGCCGGGCCGTACCGCTAGACGAGGAAGCGCGAAGAGCGTTGCTGAACCGTGCCCGGTTTCGTGCGGAACATTGCCCGGATTCCGAATGGGTGTTTGCGCACAGGGACGGGAAGCGGGTTCAGTTTATGCAGAACGGGTTTCAGGCGGCGTGTGCGCGGGCGGGCATCAAGGACTTCCGGGTCCATGATATGCGCCACACCTGCGCCTCCTGGCTCGTGCAAGGCGGGGTTCCGTTGCTGGAAGTGTCGAAGCTGCTGGGTCACTCGACGACTGAAATGACCGAGCGTTACGCGCACCTGGCGCCGGAAAACCTCAAGGCTGCGGTGAGCGTTTTGGACCGGCTACGATCTGGCTACGTGACCGGTTCAGAAGGGGTAAGGGCTATCGGGAATTCCCTTTAG